TTTATCAATAAAAACATTCTAGAAATAAAGATAATCTAATTATTTTATCGATAAAATTATTCTAGAAAAAAAACATTCTAGAAATAACGATAATATAATTATTTTATTAATAAAATAATTCCAGAAATAAAAATAATCTAATTATTTTATCAATAAAATTATTCTAGAAATAAAGATAATGTAATTATTTTATTGATAAAATTATTCCAGAAAAAAATATACCAGAATAATTCTAAAAATAAAGATAATATAATTATTTTATTGATAAAATAATTTTAGAAAAAAACCCAACAGAATAATTCTAGAAATAAAGATAATATAATAATTCTAAAAAAAAACTCGCCAGAATAATTCTAGAAATAAAGATAATCTAATTATTTTATCGATATAATAATTTTAGAAATAAAGATAATCTAATTATTTTATCGATATAATAATTTTAGAAATAAAGATAATATAATAATTTTATCAATAGAATTATACTAGAAATAATTATAGAAAAAAACATGCCAGAATAATTCTATAAAAAACATATCAGAATAATTATAGAAAAAAACATACCAAAATAATTCTAGAAAAAAAGTATCATAATAATTCAAATAAAAATAAAATTATTATTTACATAAATAGGTATGTTAAACGATAAATTTAATTTGGTTTTTTATAATTATAAATAAGAAATGTTATAAAATTCCATTCGGGTGTATCATTCGGATAATATCCATATAACATTACTAATTTAATTAATTTTTCAGTTATCTGTTCTCGAGAAATTTTTGGATAATATTTAGTGTATTTATCGATCAGTTGATTTTTGGAATAATCGGTTGGATTATTTTTTGGTATTGGTGGACATCTTTTTACGGATTCATTTATTACTATTGTCATATTTTGATTATTAATTTTATATCTTTGATATTGCTCAACTTTACATAACACAAATTGTTTCCAGTCAATAGTATTAGTACCTATTGATGTATTTAATAATTTAGTAATTTTTACTTGTTCTTTTGAATTGTATAAATAAATTTCTGGTATAGTTTTATCAATAATTACTCCATCTAGTCCATCTACCTGAAACATAAACGTATCACATTTCACATATTCTGGAATTATAGCTAGTATTAATCTTCGAGCTGTGACAGCTCCAACCATTCCTAGATCCCCAGATAACTTATAACTCATCTCACTATCTAACGTCAATGTATATTCTATGTCAGATATTCCCTTAGGTGTATGATACATCTCAACACCTTCTTTAAATACGTATATCTCTAAATAATTAGTCATTTTATTCAAAAATTATAAATTTTTTTTTCAATTTTTTATAGTTATATTATTTATTAATAAAATATTAAATAATTTCATTTAAATTATTATTTTTTCAATGACAATAAAATTTACATAATAGTGTATCAACCAGTATGTTATAACCAAAGTGATAATAATATATATAATATCAGAGTATTAAATGTTGTTGATTCATCTTCACAAATTTAGAAAGCTATAGTAAATGAATGAAATCAAAAATCAGTAAGTACACCATATTAAATTTTTTTATATTGAAAGGTGCCAATGATCTGAGTTTTATATTTGTTGTGGTATATGTACTAAATTCATTTGATATTTTTAGAATACTGTGAATAAATAGCACCTAACATTTTAATAATACATACCCATTAGATGTATTTTTACTTTACTTATTTCTTATATATTTCATATATTATAGAACATCGTTGATTGTGAATTTTATATTTTCATAAATCATTAATTAATTGGGAATGGTTACAATATACATTTAATTATACTCAAACACGAATCAATTATATAAAAAAGTGTCCAAAAAATCATATTTATTTAAATTATAGATGGATAGTACCTTTCATAATAGATTGTAGGGGTAATTTATTTTTTTTTTCAATAACTACAACACTATCATAAAAATGAATGGAGTTAGTAGTATTAGTAAATGTATCAATTTTTAAAAGGTGAGATTGAGAATGATACGCGTTAAGTTTATCAATATAATTTTTAATATATTCGATGAAAGTGTTAGAATTTTTATACCCACCATTATATTCTTTCCAATATGATGTATGAAGATCTTCACATAAATAAATACCATTTTCTTTAAGATGTGGATATAAAATATCAAATGATATTTTCTGTTGATCCATTTGATGTCCTCCATCATCAATAATTATGTCTAATTTAGGTAATTTAGATATTAAATTGTTCAAAAATTTTGGATCACTTTGATCACCAATAAATATTTTCATATTAGGATATTTTAATTCCATTTTCATACACTTAGCATCAATATCCATTCCATATATCATAACATTATTCTGACCAAAATAATCATTCCACATTTCTAAAGATCCACCATGAGATACTCCTATTTCCAAAATATTAATATTTTGGTGTCCTCTCAAATGATTAAAATGTCGATGATAAATATCAAAATAATGTATCCATTTATGTATCACATGGTTGGCTTTATTGTCAAAAAAATTAGATAATGGATTAGACATTTTTTCAATAAAAAAAATATAATTTATTTTTAATAATTATCTAAATTTTTGGTACCACTTCAATTTTTTAATCCTGAAATAATGATTGTAATTAATACGCGTATTTAATCTTATATTTATTATCATTGAATATTCTTTAATGTTACAATATACACATTAATACAAACTTATATTTTCGTGAATGTCAATCTGACTAATTATATAATCATTCTTTTTTGTTAATTCAATAATTGATATACCCTAATTATTGATACAAATATAAATTGTTAATAATTTATATTATTAATCAACTTTTCAATACTCAATTAAACATTATCACACTTTCGATATAATGTTTAAAATTGGATATTTGTTTATTATTATCAAATCAATTTTGAATTAATATATTTAACCTAAATTTATTCAGATTAGGACAAATTAAAATATATCCATCTGTCATTTATATATATTTATAATGATTACACGAACTAGGTTTGTATAATTTGATTAAATCGGATAAAAAATTAACATATATTCCATTCATTCCTAATTTAGAAATGTATAGCTGATTTGTTATTTTTAATGCTATGTGTTTTTTATCTAAAAATACAATATCCCCTTGATTTGGAACTGAGGTATAATGATATGTTCGACATACAAACATGCCAAAATGATAACAATTATATTGATCATGATACGATAAAGATAGATACTTTCGTAAATTATTATTTTGACATTTATTCCACTTAGGTATTAATAATTTATCTGAATATGGTATATCATACCACTTTTGTGTTAAATCAATGGTTGTTTGATGTTTGATAATTGGTGCATAATAGTGACATTTGAATTGATTATTATATCGTCGAATATATTTTAACATTTAACAAATTAGAAAAAAAAATTATAATTATTCATTTTTTTCAAAAATAGTATATCACAATCACTGTTGATGTATCAAAAATATTTTTATAAAATTATTTTTTATACTAAAAATAATGAAGCCTATATATTATGATAGTCGAGTTTCATATTATCCAGGATATAATCAACTAGTTACAGTTACCGATTATTATAAAAAGAGTACTAATTTGATAGGAGTGATAGGGGGAGGATTATTGGGTGGTGCAATTGGAGGACCAGTAGGCGCAATAGGAGGAGGTGTGCTAGGATCATTATTATAATATATTTCCTAAAAATTTAGATATTAACTATATTCTCATCTAAGTTCATATGGTTTATAATATACATATTTTGATGATAAATTTGTGGAAATCACAACCATTAAAATTATAGAAATCAATACACTAACTGATGTATAAATAATTCCAATTATTCCACCTGATAATATATCCAATTTATTTAGTGTTAATGTGGATTGAATATTGTTGTTATCGTAAAAACAATTTAATTGTTGTTTATTACACCAATCAACTGGATTATCATAATATCCAGTTCTTTTTATTTCCGTCTTAACATAATGATTCTGTTCTACCCACACCTCAAATGTATAATCTATATATGTGTTTTGATTTTTTGTTATCAACTCACATTTAGTTAAATTACATTGTGTTTCAATTATCCTGTTTTTGATATCAACATACCCATACTTAACAATCAAACTCATTAATACTATGTGCATAACAATATTGAAATTTAGTAATATTAATAATAAAACCATAGATTTAGACATTTTATTCAAAAATTAAGTGTTAATTAAAAAATGATTTTTTAATTAACACTTAATTTTTGATAAATATTATAGATATTAATGTTTTATAAAAATAATATAAGTTTATCAAAAAGTATTAAAATAAATTTTTAAAAATATTCATCACTGAACTGATTTCTGAGATAAAAATTTAAAGTATATATAATATCTAAAAAATAATTATTAAATCTACAATTTTCATCTAAGTTCATATTGTTTATAATATATATTTCGTAACGATAAATTAGTGAAAATCGCAACTATTAAAATTATAGAAATCAGTCCACTAACTGATGTATAAACAATTCCTTCTAATAATATATCCAATTTAGTTAGTGTTAATATTGTTGATTACACCACTCAACTGGATTATCATAATATCTAATTTTTATTATGTCTATCTTAACATAATGAATCTGTCATACAACATATTATATATATATGTTCTTGCATCTTTTTTTATCAACACATATCCAGTTAAGTTACAGTGTTTTTCAATTATCATAGTTTTAAGATCAACATACTTAAACTTATTCATCAAATTCACTATAGTCATAACAATAGTAAAATTTAGAAATATTAATAAATTTATTATTAATTTATACATTTTATTCAAAAATTAAGTATTAATTAATAAATATAGTATTTGAATGTATATATATATATACGCATTCTTAACAATCATTGGTTTCTAAAATTAAGTCTTAATAATAAATTATTGATTTAGACATTTTATTTAAACATTAAGTATTATGATATATTTAATTGGATACATAATATCCAAACCTGTATAAGAAATTAACATTAAATTTAAATATCACATTAGATATATTTAAATAATTATAAAGTTGTTGTTGAACCAATCTTTGTGGAATAACAGACTGAGTGTATTTTGAATCTAAGAAAGGTTGAAAAGTAGTTCCATTTATGATTGAATCATAAGAGATATTATACAATTTTAATTTGTTTTCTTGATCAGATGTAAAATAATTGTTAAATCTTCTACAAAAATTAATACTCAATTTACTGTTAATGATATAATTAATAATTTCATCACATTGTTGATTCGTTCCTAATATACCAATAAATGTAGTATTGACTGGAATTTTTACTAAATTGGAATATTTGACATACACGATATTATTTTGTTCTAAATAAGATTGATAATCACTAATTCTGGTGTTATCCGAATTACTTAAGACTACACATTGTTTAGTTAAAAGACTCATTTGATATATTAAATCCGATACTATAATTTGATCATTACACAGACAGTATACGAAATTTTCTTTATTTTTTCTAAATTTTACATCAGTTGTTATTGGACATATGTACACACAATCTTGATATATTGGAATTTTCAATAAATATATTGTAGGTGCATCTAACACAAATTTTCTATATCCTAAACAATAATATTTTTGAACATATTTTTTAAAATTATTTGTGAATATTGCTATATGTACATTTTTATAATTAAACTCAATATTTCTTATTTTATAATTATTTTTTTGGGTTTTATTGATTAACCATATAATTTGTTTACATTTACTAAATTTTTTATATGGTGATAATATCTCTAGTTTAATATTAGGATATAATGGTAAATATCTAGAAAAAAAAACAGAATTATCAGATAGTTTCGTACTTATGAGAAAATTTTCAATTAGAACATTTGGATCATATTGTAATAAAATAGGCAAACTACTATATGGTGGATCACTTATTAAATATTTAAAATCAGAACATATTTGATTCCAATAACTATTAATCTGAGAAGATACAGTTGATTTAGGAAATAATATAGTAACTTTATCAATATTATTTGGATATACTATATTGAAGTTTGGTATTAATTCTATTAAATATATTATATATCTTTTAGTACTGGCTAATTTTGGTATAATCATAGATATTATATTTATATTAGTTGATATTAATATTATCACGTTATTAGCACTTGTTGATTCTGATGTATAATTTTGTATTGATACTGATGTTATTCCTGTTTGTACAAATATATCAACATCATTTCTCACAAAAATATTATTGATATCATCATATACAATGGTGACAGGTATATTAATATCTGCAATAACTTCACCAAAATGTGTTAAATATGTTTCATCTGGGAGAGTAAAATATAAATTTTTAGAACTATTTCTGACGGTGATGACCGTACTGGTTCCTGAAATAAATATAGCGTCTGATAATTGTTTAATCAGCGGAACAATATTTAAAATTTGGGATGATAGAATATTTAAAATAAATTTTGTAGTTCCTTTATTATATTCATACATAATATTTTTTCTAAATTAGTATCATCATATATTGTGTAATCTACATTTATGTTTTTTTTTTAAAAATTTTTCGCATCGGTATTAAATATTATAATATTCATGTTCTCAAAAATGGCAGCCATTTATTTTATTTATAAAAATTAATTGTTCAAAAATATAATTAATTTTTAATTATATAGTTTCATAATTTAAAATGAACTCAGTTTATAATATGTTAATTTATGTTGATAAAAAATTATTTGAGGATAATTGATTTAAGTTATGATATAGATGATGCAATATCTATTAAAATTAATGGATTACATTCAGCAGTTAATATGGGATTAGAAATATGTAATCGATTAAATATCCCAACTACTCTTGCTAATAAATTAACAGAAGTAATGAGTTGGTTTGAATTAGGAACAGTAGGAGTTATTATGATTGGATCCAATGATAATTCATCAGTTTATGTATTATCAACAATTAATGGTAATTTTGTTTAACTAATATCTAAATATTTCATTGTATTATACAACCAATTATTGTTGGACATAATATGATAAATGTAATATCAATAATTAATCGTTAAGATAATTTTGTTTAACTAATATCTAAATATTTCATTGTATTATACAATCAATTATTGTTGAACATAATATGATAATTTTGTTTAACTAATGTTCAAATATTTCATTTTATTATACAACCAATTATTGTTGGACATAATATGATAAATTACATCATTTTTAAACTTATCATCAACATAATATTCTGCCAATGATAATAATTCAGTCGAAATTTTTTCTGAGTGTGTCGTCAAACAATTAGTATATAAATATTGTAGCAATTCAATAACTGTGTCGGTCAATACATATATTTTAATGTCATGTATATCAACACATTTATTAAATATTATTTGATAATGTCTTAATTTGCATAATATTTCAGGTGATGTGTATATTAAACCATCTAAGGTTGTAATTGGAACATTGTGTAAATCATTCTTATATAAACTCCATGGATTATATTTCATTCGTTTATTATCAACATCTTCATTGTATTGTAATGATCTCTTCATGTTTTGATTTGTTTCAACTTTATATATATTTTTTTATTAAAAAAATATCAATTTTTAGTGAAAAGTATTATCTAGATGAATTAACTGTTGATAAAAATGACTGCATAAAATTGGGATTAGTACTTGAGGGTCCTTCATTATATGCATAAATCATTAAATTTTGTTTGTTAAATCCAGGAATAGTGATTTTTTTAAAACAAGATCCTAAAGTAGTTGGAGGAATATATCCATTGGATGCAGTATTTATGGAGACTGGCTTACCGACAACCAATTTGGTTACTGGTATAGTTGTTCCATTATTTCCTTTAGTGTTTAAGATTTGAGCATAAGTGGGATATAAACTGTTATAAAATAATCCATCACATGTTTCATACACACCTGATCCTTGATTATAAAACTGGATATTAATTAAATCTAAAGAATTAGCAGCAGCTTCGTATAAGCTGACGTATCCATTAATTGTTTGATTACCAGGCCACATGAAATACTGTGGTTGAGGTGCTGTAGAAATAAAAATAGTTGGATCTAATGTTTTTAAGGTATTCATTGCTTCAGCAATATAATTGACTAAGTCAATTCCATTTCTTTGTCCTGCTGAAAAACTTCCGTATGGTAGACCTTCTAAATCAAAATCAACTCCATCAAATTGATATTGTGATACTACACTATACAATTGATTCGCCCAGTCAGCCCCACTTGAAAAATTCCACCAATTATTATCAACCTCTCCTCCAAATCCCAACAATATTTTAGTCATTCCTAAT